AAGGTCGCAGACGACAAGGTCTACGCCGAGTGCCAGCGCACTCTTGACGCCTTCCTTGTCAGCAAGAACTGGGAAGGTACTGTCTGTCCTCGCTACAAGGAACTCGATGCGGCAGCCGTCAAGCAAATCTTCAACATTGTGACAGGTCAGGAACTCAAGACTGCTGTGCGTACCGTGTCGAAGCTCGCTGTCCTGGTCGCCGACGCAGGCTTTGAAACCCTTGGCGCCTTGATTGCCAATAACGATGTTGAGTCCCTGAACCAGATGGTCGAGGACGCATTCTCCGGCCACCCTGACTTCGACGTTGCCTCTCCGAAGCAGGTCGGGAAGTTGCTCTACGAAGTGATGGGGCTGCCGGTTCGGTTACGCAACAAGGCCACCGACGTCATGCGGGCCAAGGGTATCCGCGAGGGTACTGCCCGCACTGACGACGATGCGATCAAGATGGCGCAGAAGATGGGCGACGTGGAGAAGGGCAGCACAGAGTACGAACTGCTGACGGCGTTGATGACGATGAAGTCGATCAACACGAAGCGGGGGCTGTACTACGAACCATACCCTGCGGCAGTGCATTGGAAGGACGGCAGGCTGCACCCTGAATTGATCCAGTGCTCGACAAATACTCGTCGCTGGTCCGCACGAAAGGTAAACATTCAGCAGCTTGATTCTGACTACAACGGCATCCGTTCTGTCATTCTCCCGCACCGCAGGGATGCGGTTGTTGTGTCGTTAGACCAAAGCTCCCAAGAGGTCAGAGTCTGTGCGTCGTACTCTCAAGACCCTAACCTCCTCTCTTGTTTCGTTGGGACCAAGGACCAATTGAAGGACGTCCACTCCATTGTAGCCAGCAAGATTGCCGGGGTTTCCTACGAGGAGTTCGTCAAGATGCGGAAGTCTGCGGACCAGGAAGTCGCAGGTAAAGCGGACAAGATTCGGGGGATCGCCAAGGTCGTCCTCTTTGCGTCACTCTATTCTGCGCAGGCCCCGAAGATTGGTGAGACCTTGGGAATCCCAGCAGAAGAGGCACAAAAGTACATCGACGCCATCTACTCCCAGTTCTCAAGCTTGACCAAGTGGAAGCAAGGAGTGGAGCAGTTCGCCGAACGCTTTGGCTACGTAAACGTCCTTGGCGGAACCCGTCGTCACTTGCGCAAGAACCTGCTCTCGGATAACAGCTACGAGCAGAGCAAGGCGTTGAGACAGGCGTCGAACGCGATGATTCAATCCGCAGGGGCCAACCAGATCAAGATGGTGATGTCTTCGTTATGGGACAGCGACTTGTTTGAGAAGTACGATGTGCAATGGATGTTCCCCATACATGACGAATGCTGCTTCTCTGTACGTAGGGACCACGCAGCCGAAGTTATACAGCAGGCACATCAGACCATGCTCACCCCATTCCTTGAGGGGTTGCCGTCTGCGTCATCCATAGGCCTCGGTAAGACCTTCGGCACTCTGGTAGAACTTGGCGAGGTGTTTGACACTGGCAAGATCGAGGCAACCCTGCGTGACATTTTTGAAGAAAGGGAAGCCGCGTGAGCAGCAAAGCCAACATGGGTAAGTGGGCCGAGAAGCAGGCGCTTCTCTGGCTTACCGAAGCTTCCAACAAAAGCACCGACCTTGCCTTTCACCGCCTTCCCGACGCCCACGCAGCCCGAGGGGCGCTCGCCGCGCAGCCGGCAGACCTCATGGTAGTCAAGGATGGGTTCTTCTTTCTCCTTGAGGTCAAGGAGTCAGCCCAAACCTCCAGACTTCCAAAAGCAAAAGTGTCGCAATGGGGCAGCTTGAAAAAATTTTACTGGGCTGGGGCGGGAATTATCGTCCTCGTGTACATGAGTTCCCTTAACAAGTGGGTAACGCTTGGTCCTCTGACCCTTGGTATGTCTGACGAAACCTGCCCCGCCTCCTTTCCCTTAACCAACCTACCTCAGTACGACACCGCCGCTGAGGCTTTAGAGGAGTATTTCAAGTGAAACTCGTCAACGCAACAATCACAGTGCGAGTCACAGGCCCCGCCGGCTGCGGCAAGACAATGCTTGCTGGCAAGATTGCTCAGATGGTCATGGACGATGGTGACACTATACTCACTGTAGACGAGTACCGCCCTAGCCGACCGTGGAAGGAACGCGAAAAACAGGAAGCACTTGCCAGCAAACCTGATGTCCTGATTATTGTTGAGGAGACTGACGAATGACCCAACTCCAACACATCGCCTGGTACAACCTCGTCATCGCCAATGTTTACGCCGTCGGAGGTAAGGAGGTGCCGTTCATCGCTTTTCTTATCATCGCTGTGCTTTGTTTTGGGGCTTCGTATTTTGAGGGCCAGCGATGAAACTTTGCACAGACTGTAAGCACCTTACGCGCATTAGCATGTGTGTAAGCCCGTCTAATCCAGTCTCTCCGGTCGACGGAAAGCCTCAGCCTTACTTTGCTACGCTGTGCAGGACAGAGCGTTCTTCACTTGGTAACGGATGCGGCCCTGAAGCCAAGCACTTCGAGGCGAAAGGGCCATCAACCAAGACAGTACGGTGGTGGGACTTTTGGAACGGGCTATAAACACCACAGCGACTTGTGACATAATTAGAACTCAGGCAGCATCATCGCCTGAGTTTATAGAAAGGAAGACGACATGATAATAATCAACGATACCCACCTCGGCGTTAACCGCGTCAGCGGCACCACCCCACAGAGCCGCGAAGACCTGCGTAACTACGTGTTCGCTGAGTTCGACAAACTTCTGGACATAACGGACAACGACGACGACCTCGTCATTTTGGGCGATCTGTTCGACAGCTTCGAGGTTGACCCTCGAGACTGGCTTGAGGCTTACCGGCTGCTGACCGCGTGGTGCGCCTACAACTCGTTCCACACACTCTATCTCGTCGCAGGAAATCACGACACCTCAGCCAAGGCGAATCGGGTCTCCTCGTTTGAGACTATGGCTGCGGTGCTCAAAGGGCAGTTCCGGAACGTCAAGGTAATCGGCATCGACGAGACACTTACCGCCGACGGCTACATCCACCTTGTCGCCCACCACCGCAACCAGGAACTCTTCGACCTGACACTCGCCAAGGTGCTCGAGGACTGTGAGCGTGGCGACTACGTCCTCTTCCACGCAAATTATGATAACAAATTCGCTGAGCGCTCTGACCACAGCTTGAATGTTAGCGAGGCACAGGCGCTCGAGTTCACCAAGAAAGGAGTCAGCCTTGTCTTCGCCCACGAACACCACCATCGCCGAGAAATTCCTCACGGAACCCCTGCTGACGGAGGATCGGTTGTATGCCTTGGCAACCAAATACCGACGTCGGTCAGCGACGTGCTAGGTAGAGCAGACAAGTTTTATTGGGAACTCTGGGAAGAGGGGCTGCGGAAGCACAGGTTTTGGGAAGCCAAAGACAACTACGCCGAACTCGACTGGCGCTCCCTGCCCCAAGACAACCCTGCCAAGTTCATCCGCGTCGTGGGTGACGCTGTCAATGCCGAAGCCGCCCAAGTCATCGATGCAATTCACCGCTTCCGTCAAAAATCTAACGCTTTTGTCATCACGAATGCGGTGAAGATAGAAGGCATCGCTGACATTGAGTCTCTGCCTGAAGCCTTTGAGGCCAGCCGCAAATTCGATGTGATGGAGTTTGTGTATGGGCAGTTGAACGAGGCAGAGGCTGAGGTTATCAGGAAGATTACGGAGGGTTTGGAATGATCAAGACTCTAAAACTCACGAAGTTTAGAAAGGCCATCGACGATACGATGGCCTTTTCTGAGGGGCTTAATGTGTTGCGAGGCGCTAATGAGGCCTCGAAAACAACGCGCCTGGAGGCCATCGCCTACGCCTTGTATGGTGCAAAGGTGTTAAGAGACTCCCTCGCCCAGTGCGTTACGTGGGGCCACAAGGAGAACGAACTCAAGGTCGAACTCGTCATCGAGATTGATGGCACTGAGTATTTGATAAAGCGCTCGAAGGCCGGGGCAGAAGTCATCAAGGGCGGTAACGTCTTCGTTACTGGTCAAGCTGAGGTCACCGCCTTCTCCGCCACCTTGCTCGGTGCCGACGCCAAGACCGCCGGCAGCCTCATGCTTGCCGATCAGTCTGGGTTGAGAGGTGCCCTCGATGAAGGTCCTGCAGCAGTAAGTGGCCTCATGTCCAAGCTGGCCGACTTCGACACCATTGACCGCATCATCGAAGCCATGCAAGCCACCCTCCTCCTCGGTGCTGACGCCCCGATCCGTGAGAAGTTGAAGGCTGCCGAAGCCGAGCGTGACGAAGCCTGCGCCGCGATGCCTGCGCCTTCAGTAGTTGCTTCTGCGGAACTAGCCGTCAGCAAGGCCGAGGCCAAAACCAACGCCCTTCGCAAACAGCGCGACGATAACGAAGCCCCTGCCTACAACCTCGCCATCGAGAAAATGCGTGAGGCTGAAAGTAAGCAGGAAAAGTACGAGGCAGCGGTACTCGCGTCTGACAAAGCGAAAGCCAAGATGGTGCAGGCCGAACGTGACCTAGCCGACGCCAACTCCCGCGTCATCGTCATCGACCATGACCGTATAGCGTCGCTGCGCAAGGACGTGTTCGACATCGCCGAGGCAATGAAGCGGGCGTCGGCGTGGGAAGCGTTTAAGAAGCTGCCTTCCCTGCCCGACGTGCACTGGGAAGGCGACAGCGACAGCTTCCACACTCACCTTCAAAACTCCCGCTCACTTCTTGATACGGCCAACGCCAAGGTGTCACACCTCAATTCGCAGATCAACGCAGCCCGATCACGCAAGATCGAAGGTGGATTATGTAAAGTCTGTGGCACGGATGTGTCGAAGCGCCCTGACATTATCGAGACCAACGCCGCCGTCGACCGCGAGGTCGCTGCCCTGAATGAGCAGTTAAACGAGTGGAAGCCAAAGGCCGCAGAACTCGCCAACGAGATTCAGCAACTCGACGCCATCGCCCGCGCCGCTCGTAATGTCAGCATCCCCGCCTCAGTCAAACCCTACGTCACCGAGGAAAACCTGACCGTCCCGACGCGCTATCTGTGGGTTGGCGGTGATGGCTACGTCAATCCAGACTTCAACAAACTGAGGGACGAACTCGCCTCCCTTGAACGTTCTGCCGAAGCCTCTAACCGCGCCGAGGGCGAGGTCAAGGCGTTGGAACGGGCATTGGAGCAGGCCCGACTCGACCACGCTGCCGCCGAGGCAAGGTTGCAAACCACGCCCGCCATCGACCTCGCCCCGTACAACGCCGCCCACCGCGCTGCTGCCGACGCGCTCAACCTGATCGACAACAAGGTGTACGACGCGGACAAGGTTGTGGCACAGTCAAAGGCCGACCATGAAGCCTTGCTTGCTCAACAGCAATCCTGCATGACACGGTTGAACCTGGCGAAACTGAGGATCGACGAGTACACCAAGGACATCGAGGCGGTCGGGTTCAACAACGCACTGCTAAAAAAGATGCGGGCGATCAAGCCGGCGGTGACCGACCATCTTTGGGGTTCCGTACTCGCTGCCGTTAGCCAGTTCTTCACTCAACTCCGAGGAGAGGCCAGCGTCGTCACCAAGGACAGCGACGGGTTCAAGGTCAATGGCGCTTCGGTAAAGTCACTGTCGGGCAGCACGCTTGACGTGCTGGCCTTGGCAGTGCGCGTGGCGCTGACGAAGACGTTCATCCCGAATTCGTCGATGCTAATCCTGGACGAGTGCGCGGCTGCATGTGACAAGGACCGGACTTCCAACCTCCTTGGTTTCTTGGCAGCCACGCACTTTAGGCAAGTAATACTGGCCTCGCATGACGAAATCTCAGAAAGCGTAGCAGATACAGTCATTAACATCGGAGGTAGCTGATGCCTAACATCCGGGACATGACAGGTCAGATTTTTGGGAGGCTGACAGTCCTTGAACTTGACCTAGGTAAGTCAAACAGTAAACGTAAGCACTGGAAGTGCTTGTGTTCTTGCGGTAACGAGACAAGTGTTTCTCTTGGTAACCTCCCCTCTGGAAGCGTTAAATCGTGTGGGTGTCTGAGGAAGGAGATTTTGGACAAAAGCACCCACGGCTTGTACAAACTTGACCCGCACGTTTACGGTATTTGGATGAAGATGGTTGAACGGTGCATAAAGCCAGCGAGTACATCCTACAAGCATTATGGCGGGCGCGGGATTAAGGTGTGCGACAGATGGCTTTCACTTGAGAACTTCTTTGAGGACATGTGGCCTAGACCAGAAAACACCTCGCTAGGGAGAATAGATAACGACGGGGATTACGAACCGGAAAACTGTCGATGGGAAACTGTTGAGCAACAGGCTAATAATAAACAAACTACACGCAGGCTCACCCCCCTTGGCAAGACGCAGTCGATGTCCCAGTGGGCTAAGGAGTACGGCATCCCAATAGAGACTCTGTTTGCGAGGCTTAAGACTAAAACCCTTGAAGAAGCACTAACCATGAAAGGTAAAAGAAGTGGAACTCACCAAAAATAACAATGCCGATTTTGAAGAAAGAGAAACTTATGAGACGCGATCTGATGGCGTCATTTGGCGGCACTACCGGAACCGATGGATCGGCGAGTGCCCTACGGTAGCAGCAAAGATTCACCGCTTCTACTGCGTGGCCGAGGCGATGGCGACCCTCAGCCCCGACCCGAGCACGAAGGTCGGGTGCCTTGTCTTCGGGCCGGGCTACGAGATTAGGGCACAGGGGTGGAACGGTGCTCCGCGAGGCAGTAACGCTGATCGGGATGAGAGGTACAACAATAGGGCAGAGCGCTTGATGTGGGCTACACATGCAGAGGCCAATGCCATCGCCAACGCCGCCCGCGTCGGCACCCCGCTTGAAGGTTGCGCTATGCTAGTGACGCACTATCCGTGTATGAGTTGTGCGAAGACGATTGTGCAGGCCGGCATCAAGCAGGTGGTCTGCCCTGAACCCGAAGCAGGCTTTGCCGAGAGGTGGGCCGAAGACATTCAACGAACCAGGGCACTGTTCTACGAGTGCGGGGTTCACTTGATTACGTTTGAGGAAACCTCGTAACAAAATCCCCGCCACAACCCTATTTCCGGCGTTTTGGCGGGGCGTTTTTCAGGGTTGCCGAATACTAAGGTAGCGCCGACTTGCTGCATTTTGTTATAAAGAATCATTATCGTATGGAAACTCTCGACCTTAAGGGCGCCGCCGCCGTCCTCCACTGCCACCCTGAAACCTTGAAGGCTTGGGCGCGGTCAAATGTCATTCCTGCAACTAAGGTAGGACGTGCATGGATTTTTAGCGAGGGGGTAGGAAGCATTAGCCACAGTACGTTTACAGTACAAAAAAGACCCCGCCGAGGCGGGGCCAAAAGTCACACTACTGGAGAGTGGGTAGTGTTAGTTGCCGGCCATAATGACCCAGTTCGTTCCGTCGCTCACCATCTCAGCCCATTTCCCTGCCGTCGCGGCGAGGATTGCCGTGCCGGCAGCACCGCCGGCCAGCGGCACGACGTTGCTTGAGGCAGAGATGACGGTGTAGGCAGCGACAGTCTTGACACGAACATTGCGCCCGACCCACGAAGACGCCGCAGGTAGCGTGACGGTGATCGTCGCCGTGCCGTTACAAATGACCTCGTTTTCGTTGCTGCCAAGCGTGAATGAGGTTGTCTTCGTGACAGGGGCGACAAGGCCTGTTCCGACGCCTGTCATGCGCCCGATCTCGCGCTCGTCGGTGTAGCTGGTGATGGTCGACGTGCCGGTGACGACGCTGTACAGCCGCCAGTAGTTCGCCGTATCGTTCCATGCGGTCGTGGACACACTGGCGGAGACCGCGCCATTGCTCTTTTGCGCTACGACATAATTGGTCGAAGAAACAGTTAGCGAGAGCGATCCGTTGGCAATAGTCGTCTGAGTTCCATCCGACTTCGTGACGTTGCCGCCGTAGTATCCCCAGTTGGTTCCGCTGGTAGCCGAGGCGCGGCGCCCGTAAAGCATTGCCGGGCTGGCCGCGTCATAGAGCGCATTGGCCTGTACGTCCTGCGAGCCGCTGCCCTGAACGATGGTATCGAGGTTGGTTGTGGAATCGGACATATCGTATCCTTGTCATGTATCCGGGAATTCAAGGGTTGGCGTCGGGAAGTCAGCCGTGTAAACAGGTGTCCCTTTGTAGCCAAGGAAATCGTCATACTTGCCGTTGAAATCGCGACCCGTGGTGCCGCCGCTGTCCCACCGGCCCATAATCAGACCGCCGCCAGGGTTAGGCGTACCGGAAATCGTCACTTCTGCAACCTTCGCGATCGTCGATCCGGTTCCAGCAAACAGCCGGTAGGTCGTGCCCTGCTTTGACCACCAGACAAAATTCCACGCGCCTGAAGAGATGACGCCAGTGCCGCTGACGACGGCGTTGTATGTGCCGGACGCGGTATAGACGATCAGACCGAGTTCGCCGGCACTCGTGAAATAGAAGTGCCATCCGGTGGATGTTCCGTTTCCGGTGACCGCAATCGCATTGAGCGCCTGCGCTAGCGAGTTGGGATATATCCAGCCGCCGAATCCGTAATCGCCTGTGCCGGGATTGAAATCCGCACTGCTCGCCGTCGAGATGTAGTCGCCGGAACCGTCGAACGTGCCGCAGGCGGTGCCGTACTTCATGCCGGTAGTTGTCAGTTGCGCGTTGCCCGTCTCGGTAAACGTCTTTCCTGACCATTCCGTGAACGTCGTGCTGCCGTTAGTACCGTTGAAGTGCATGCCGAATACGCGGAAGGCAATGTACGGATCAAGTGGTATGTAGCGCTGAATTGATGCGGTGAGCGGGTAACCACGACCGACTACCGAAGAAACCTGATAGACCTTGACGTACAGGGTCTCCTGATTGCTGCCGAAATCGGCGATCTGCTGTACCGAGGTATAGGCACAAGCTGCTGCCGAAAGCCCGGTGATTGTTCGTTTCAACGTCGTATAGGTGCTGTTCCATATCTCGACTTCATACGCTTCAGATGACTCGCCCAATGGTGCAGCTACCCCGGAAAAAGGCTCTACGCCTGTGCGGGTGCGACGTGTCCACGAAAGAGTCCAGTCTAAGGTTGACGGGTGGCGGCTGCCGTTAAGATAAACTGGTGAAAGAGGCTTCAGGTTCTCGCCGCCCCACGTAAACGGAATGTCCGCAGCACTACTAATCGTGTCGCCCTTACTGACAGCCCGGTAGTTTTTCTGCACGCCAAGATTGCTGATCGGCAGCCCAACAAACTCAAGTAATGCGGGATCAAGGTGTATGACGGCGTCGCCGGCCTGATGGGTGCCCATCGCCCACTCCGTCCCGAAGCGCCCGCGCATCAGGTTGCTCAGGGTGAACGACCCGTCGGCGTTCTCGACCAGCGTTCTGGCGGCGATGATTTCCCAGCGCCCGTGTGCACCGACAGCAAGATGGTTGGCGCCGTTCCACAACTGGAGGTCGGTGACGCTGGTCAGTGCGGTATTCGGCAAGTGCGCGACCAGTGTACTCGACGTATCCATGATGTCGGTGCGGCCTGCGGCCAGCGCATTGACGGCGCTGCCGATGGTGACGCCAGGCGCCGGGAAGCCTTCCAGAGACTGCCACGACTGCCAGTTGTCGTCGGATTTGACCAGTGTTCCGCCGCGCCAGCCGTCGTAATACCCGGTCATGCCGACGGCCATGCCGTAGGCGTCCATCGCCGAGGTGAGACAAGGGATGTCGAGCAGTGCGGCGCGTGAAGGCCCGCCGTAGACCAGCGACTGCCCGGTCGTCGAGCCGGCCTGACCGACTGCATTCGGTGTGTAGATGGTGGTCGACGCCAGCTTGGCCTTGGCCTCGATCCGGCCGTCCGGCAACGTCGTCGTCTCGGTCAGCCGGCAGAGGTAGGTTGCGCCGGGCGCCGTGAGCGTCACGACGTCCGGAACTTCGATATTCAACCGGGTCGGCGGCATGACGAAGGATAGATCGTGACGATCCAGCCAGCGCTGGTAGAGCAATGTTTCTGCCTTGGCCTGCCCTTCGTCGGCGGTCAGCACGATGGGCAGTTCGATCTGCTCGACATTGGTGGCGTCGGTGTTGTGCCGCTCGGCGACGCCAGGAGGCCCGATGTCGTATTCGCGGGCAGCGTCGATGTAGGTCACTTCGACGCGCCTTGGGAGCTGCGTCGCCATTTCGCGGCTTTGGGTAATGCGGATGCCGTTGTCCGAGCCGGCCTCGCGGGCGTCGAGTTCGCCGCTGTCGATGGTGGCGACCGAATCGCCGCCACGCGGCACAAACTTAATCTTGTAGCCGGAAGGCACGACGTCGAACGGCCAGCAGGCTCGCAGCGGCTCCAGGGCGGCGCGGATGCTTGACGTATTGGTGACCTTGTAGCCCCTCACCTCCTGCGTCAGCGCCGTCACGTCGATGTCAGCGGCTTCAAGTAGGCCGGAGGACAGGCACTCCGACGAAACAATGGCACCGAGCGTCGTATTCAGTTTGGTGATGACGATGCGCCGGGAGTAGATCGAAAAACTTCCGCCATTCGACGCGACGTACATCAGGCCATCGTGCGCCGCCATCGCAATGCGCGACCCGTAAGGGCCGGCCAGATTGCTCGGCGGGTTGATGTTGAACAGGTGTGACGTGGAGCCGTCGGCAGCAATCTGATAGACCCTGACCGGGTCGACATACTCGTAAGGGTTTGCTTTCCACAGCGTACCGTCTTGCTCGACACAGAAAACGCTGTCCGCGCCCTGCACATGAGGGTACTGGATACTGTTTTGGTAGCCAAACACTGTCGTCGGCTGACTAGTCAGCAAGTTCATCCCGTCGTCGTAGACGTCGAGGTACATCGTGCTGCCGTCGTAGCGAAGCAGGTATAGCCGGCTGCCGTCATTCGAGACGGCAGCCCCCTGAAACTCGTTTGTCGTGCCGCCGGTCTTCTGCATGAAGACTGACCCACCGATCTTGAAATCGCCGACCGCCAGCCCGGTCAGGACAAATTCGACCTGAGATGCGCCAAGGGTGCCAATCAGGAAAGGCCCGCTGGTGCCGCCGCCGTTGTCTGAGATAAGCGTCCCGTCGGACGCAATGGCGATTTCACGCGACCCTCGGCTGACGTAAAAAATGCTGTTTTCAAGGCGGGGGTTGTACGGGCCGTTCGCAGGATTCCACAGGGAGAAGGCGTCAGACGCGACATGCACAATCCGCGACGGCGAACTGACGTCCGCCAAGGAAATGACTTCGACCTTGACCTGCACACCGACGATGGAGTTGCCGTAATCCTCCATCGGCAAATCCTTGAAGACGATGTAGCAGAGGCCGCGATAGGCCGGCGTCGAGTCGATGCCAAGCGCCGCCTGCATGCGGTCGTCGGGAGGCTGGTCGTCAGCCCCGGAGTAGAAGGTGAAGTAGTCCTCCGCCGAACCGTTCTCGAACTGGGCGCCAAGGGCCGGGTCGGTCGGGTCATAGAACAGCTTACCGCGCAGCCAGATGCGTCCAAGGATTTTCTCTTCGTCGGCGGGAACCGAGCAGATGCCCGCAGCGAAGGTGCCGAAATAGGTGTAGGTCGTCGTCTCCGGACCGCCGCCGCCCTTACCGCCTTGGGATTCCGTATGCGAAACCTCCTTGAGCGCGTTGTTCTCGATCCAGAAGATGTTGCAGAAGGTGGCGCAATTGCCGTAAACACGCGGAATCTGCGCGCCGTAGCACGAGGTCTGCTGCTGCGTGTCAGACAGCCTCGGGCCTTCGATCTTCGGGCCTTTGGGCGGGTCGATGTAGCCCCCGATGGCGCCGCCGATGGAAGCGCCGAGCATGATGTATCCGCCCGGAATGAAGGCGCCAATGGCGCCGCCGACGATCATCCCTAACGCTTGTCCGGGGCTGCTCATTCCGAAACCTCGACGAATTCATAAACGCGCACGACGCGGGCGCGCCAGCTATCGGTAAAGCGGTGCTCAGCGACCTTGCCGACGGTCTGCCAGGCGTGGATGATCGTTTCCCCGGTGCAGATCGCCAGATGTTGCGGGTCGCCATGGAAGCGCATCAGCAGCAGGTCGCCGGCCAGCGGCGCACGGAATACCCGTTTCAGGCAGGGCTGCGCGTCGAGCATGGCTTCCAGCAGGCCGTTGGCTGGTGTGCGGGCATAGGCATCGCGGTCGTCGACGGCGAGTCCAAGGGTTCGGGCAACGGCAACCGCCAGCCCGGCGCAATCAAGGGCCCTGCCCGGCACCCGGCCAAGATGCCTGAACGGCGTGCCGAGGTAGGCGCGGGCGGCGGCGATGATGGCGTCCTGTGTCATTGGCCGCCGATCTGCGAGTAGGCGCTGCCGGTCGGGATGTCCCAGAAGGCCATCGCGTTCGGTACGTTGTTCCACCCCTGACAATCCACCTTGCGCTTGCGGCATCCGGGAATCAGGCTGTAGGCATCGCCGACGGCGGGCGTGTAGTGGAATGGCTCGAAGATTTCGATGGACCCGTCCGCCGCGTGAATCTTGATTTCCTGAGCCTTGAGGCCGGCATTGGCGCCGCTGGTGAAGGCGATGGTTCCGGCAGTGAAGTAATTGGCGGCTTCAGCCCGCGCTGAATCCCGGAATGCATAGTTGCTGGTGACGTGCGTCAGGGTTCCGGTAACGGTTAATGACGCGAGATTCTTGCCGCATCTGGCATCCCCGAAGGTGTGCGAGCACAGCGCGGTGTAGGTCTGCCCGACTGACTGGTTGAGCAGATCGACCAGCCCCATTTCTTCGATGACGTATTTGTCGTCCATCAGGGTCGCCTTGCCGAGCATCGAGGCGAGAATCGGTTCGTAGTCCTCGACCGGCGTCAGGAAGTTGCAGGCGAACAGGTAGGCGCGGGCGTTGTCGAAGGTGCCGGAGGCGATCAGATCGCGGGTGACCCCGGCAAAGCCGAGGATGCCCTCGAGGTCGATGGCGGACGGGCTGAAATTGGACGAAGCGGTGATCGCCGTCACGTCGTAGCCGGAACCGGACTGATAGACCTGCCCGTTGCTCATGGTCAGGTCGAACGGGTAGCGCGTCAGGCGTATGGTCAGGCCGTTGGTGCACACGATGCGCAGGCAGAAGGCCCGCGTGGCGTAGGGCGCGACGGTGGCTTTCATGGGTTAAAAATCTCCACGAACTCCACCCCATCGACGACGCGATGCAGCGGGTAATCCTGCCCAATTGGCAAAACTGTCTTAAACCTGACCGGGAAATGAAAGCGAAAGCCAGCCGTAACCGTTTCGCCGACCTGCGGGCGGGTATTGAACGCGCCGCCGCTGGTATAGGTCGAGAAAGCCGTTGTATTTAGGTTGACAGTGATCTGCCCAGGGCTCTGGCTTACGATCATTGCCCGCAGTCCGTTGATCTGCGTCATGCCGGAGACGCCGCTGATATGGACCGTCTGCCCAGGGTAGTGCGATCCGCTTTCCGTACCAAGGCTAATAACTGCCTGTGAGGCCTTGGTAATGCCTGTGATATTCGCCGAACCGTTCGCCGGGAACGTCAGCAACCCGGTCGTCGTATCGACTGACCAGTTCAACACGTTATCTGCCATCTCAAGAGACCCAATAGCAACGCGAACGCTGCCGCTAATTGGTTTCTTGATAACTCGGTACGGGTATCCTGAAGACCCTGCCGTCGCGCTTTTACCGTAGAACTTACGAAGCTGGTAAACCCCTGCAGATACATACAGTAGGTCCTGGTCGAATGCAGTAGGCGTCCCAAGTGATCCGTTGCTGGAGTCCTCGTCGTGACAGTGGGCACGGAAACCCGCATACGTGCCATGAGCGCGGTGATACAGATCGAGGATGTTGCCCCACATATCCGCAGTGGCAAGCTCGAAGTCCAGCGTGAACGTGCGCTTCGGGAAAGGGTGGATCAGGCTGCGGTACTCGCTGCCCCCTGATGTCTCAACGACGTTGACGTTGTACTCGTCCTGCCAGCTTGAACCGTACTTGACCGTAGAGTAAAGGACTTCCTCGAGGAAATCAGCCATGCTTCCTATCCTTCGATTCTGTCATTTTCGGCAAGACAACTTTGATTGACACGCCGACGAGAGAGACATAAGCCTCTCTGTCATTCGCCTTAGTGTAGGCGCCGAATACCGGGACACTCATCAGCGATACCGCCCCGAACCAGCAACCGCACTGGCAACTTCACGGGCGACGGCGGCACCGGAACGACGCACCTGAGCAGGGTCTCCGCCCGGCGCATTGACGCTTACGCTGATATTGTTGTTCGTCACTTTCGTGTCGCTCCGGCGTTGTGGTGCTTCTCTTCCTTCGTATCTTACACCGAGTCTTCCCTGACTGTCACGCGCAAGGGGCATAATCGCCTCCGGACCGGCTTCGCCCATCAAACCAGTGCCGTTGGCGAACTTGAAGAGGGTGGGGCTGCTGACGATGGAGTTGGTGAAGGCGCCGCCTTTGGCGAAGGCTTTGACACCTTGGGCGGTGAAGGCGTTACCTTTGGCGGAGAAAAGACCACCAATCCATGTAGCGGCCTGCCCTAAAAGCCCTGATGCTCCCCCTCCAGAACTGCCAAAGATTTCCCCTAGAACGCTGCCACTGCTCTGCCCTTTCCCGGTCAGCAAATTGCCAAGGTCGGCAACAGCGAGTTTGGCGACAAGGCGTCCGATGTCAGCGAGGATAGAGTCGATCATCTTTTTAGCGTCAAACGTCCCGGTCTTGAACATATCGGAGAAAGCATCCTCGATGTTCTTGGTCACACTCGACATGGACTCCTCAACTACCTTCGCCGCCGTCGTCGCGTTCTCCTGATACTTTTCCCAGAACTTCTCCCACCCGTACTGTCCGGTCTGCTGATACTCAGCGAGCGCGGCGTACTGGTCGCCGTAATACTTCTTGGCCTGCTGGACCTCGAGGTCTAGCCTCTCAAGGCGAGCAGCAGTTGCTTTGATCGACACCTCGTCGCCGCTCTGCTCTGCACGAATGCGGGCATCCACCGCTTCCTGCATCAGTTGGGCGTAGCGGTTGCTGACCAGGGTTTCGCCGTTGTCTCGGGCGCGGTCAATGGGATTCTTGGCCTTGCCATAAGCCGCAGCCTTGGCAAGTTCGAGTTCCCGTGTCAGGTCGACGTTGTTCTTATCGATGTTGTCCTGGAACTTCTTCTCGGCGCCTGCAGAGGCGATCTTTGCCAACTCACGCTTAAGCGACAGTTCTTCCTGAAGCTCAAGGATGAGCAGACCACGCCGCTCCATCTCGCCTTCAATCTGTTCTTTCTGCGACGCCGTCATATTCTTCGACGTGGCGAGCATTCCCTTCAAGTGGTTATGGAACCCCTCGTTGATCTGCAGGCGTACACGAGTCTGCTCCTCGGTAAGCTGTGTTACTTTGTTCTCAGCCTCCTCGCGGGTAATCAACCCTGCCTGAGCAGAAGCATTCTCGACAGCCACAAGCCGCTTGTAGTGTGCGTCGTAAAGTTTCTCAATGTCCGTCTGCTCTTTCAGGACATTCTTTAGGCGGTTGGTTTCATATCGGCCCAGTTCTTTGGCAGAGGTACCGCCTGTGCCGCCGCCATTCCAGTCCTTCAGCTTTCCAGTGCTCGTCGTCAGTTCAGGCTTTACTTCCGAAGCGGCCACACTTTCAACGGTTTGGTTGACACGGGCGAAGTCTCGCAACGCCTCACGTTGAGCCGCCTTAGCTTTAAGGTATGCGGACACTGCGTCATACTGAGCACCCGTCTTTGTGTAAACCTCTCCAGAACTATTCGTCGTAGTCGCCTTGGCAATGAATTGCTCCGCCTCAGCGTCGGACTTGATGCCGTACTGACTCTTCAAGGTTTCGCGCTGCTTCAGCAGGTTGTTCTGCCCGTCGACAAGAACTTGGCGCTGCGCGTCCATTGCTTTACGAGACATCGCTGCGGGTACGTTATGCACATCCTTAAGAATGTTAGCCAAGCTGGTCCGCATGCTGGCGGCCCCTTGGGCCACCGCTTCTGCAGATTGCTGCATGGCCTCGACGGTACGATCTCGGAACAAGTACCAAGCGGTGCCCGCTACTCCGATAGCAACAGCCAACGGGGCAAGAACCCCAGTCGTGGCAATTAGAGACGCCCCGGCTGCACCCATGACGCCAGGTAGCATACGAGCGGCGGCAAGCAGCCCGGAAGCACCCGTCATTGTCGTCGCAGTGCCTGCGGCAACTGCGCCAAGGGTCTGTATGGCAAGTGTGGCCCCGGCGAGAGCAGTGCTAACACTGGTCCAAATAGTCGCACCTATCATTGCTGCGCGTAGTGCGAGCCATCCGCCAGCGGCCATCGCCAGCGCTGGAGCCATAGCGACAATAGCGTTGGTAAGAGAAACCACCCCAACAACAATTGCCTCCAAACTCTCCTTGAAGGCAGTGGAACCAAAAGTCTCCTTCAACTGTCCTGCCAACTTGCCGGCTGCACCTTCTGCGTTGTTGTAGGCTTCAATCAAGGAAACCTGCAAGGTGTTGACCGCCTGCTTAAACGAACCCTTTACGGTGCCCTCAAGTTCTGCGGAAACCTCTCGCATGAACCCGCTGGACTCGGTGATTGTCTGGTTGAGTTTGTCCCACTCGGCTCGGGTCAGGGACAACATTGCGATGGCTTCTTTAGCACCCCGCTCACCGAACAACCCTTGCAACAACTTGACCTGACTAGCTTTGTTGAAGTCCTTCAGCTTTGTCTGAAGTTCAAAGATGACATCAGGGAACGGCCTCAACTCTCCAGTCGCTGTCTTCGCAGAAAGACCGAGTTCCTTCATGATCCTCGCGGACTTGTCGACCGGCGAATACAGTTCCTTGAGCATGTTCCGCAACGACGTACCCGCCGCCGTGCCGGTAATGTTGACCTTTGCCAACAGAGTCAAGGCGGTTGCGGTGTCTTCCATCGACGCGCCGTACTGTTCACCAACCACGGACGCGGTCTTCATGGCCTGCGTCATCTCCTCAACGCTGGTCTGAGATACAGCCGCCGCCTTGGCAAACACATCACCAATCTTGGTCAGGTCAGTCTTGTCAAGGTTGAACGCGGTCATCACACCGACGAGGGTGATGGCGGCGTCCTTCATGTTCATTTCGCCAACAGTGGCAAGGTCGAGTACGACAGGCAACGCCTTCATCGACTCGGTCGCATTCAAACCGGCTTGAGACAAGGTGCGCAGGCCGTTAGCAAGTTCGACAGGCCCGAACAACCCTTGCTTACTGAGTTCAAGCGCTGCGTTGCCGATGTCGCGCACCGACTCCGCCGTCTCCCCTCCCAACGCCTTTACGAACGTAAGCTGATAAGCAAACTCGCTGCCCGCCTTCATCGCCTGCATGAAGCCGTGCGACAGCGACGCGCCAGCGAGCAGCGGCGCGACGTTACCCCACGTCAGCCAGATCAGGCCAAAGCCGGAGGCAAGGCCTCGCGCAGCGCTGTGCGCGTCGCGCATGGCGGCGGCGTGAGTCTTGGTGTGGGTGGTCGCTTCTTTGTGGGCGTTACCGAGTTGCTTGGTGGCGGTGGTTGCTTGTGCAACCGGGGTTACGGCAGACAGTTTCCCAATCTCTGCGTTCAAGGTGCTAACCTGTTGTTGCACCTTAGAGAACTCAGCCGTTAGTTTAGTAGCATCAATCGACCCTCCGCTACCTCCCCCAACCTTAACCCCGCTAACGCCGTCCTGCACAGCACGACGAACCTGCGAGGCTAAGTCGGCAGCGTCAATCTTTACCCGTATGCTCTGACCGGCCAGTGCCGAAGACACCGACTTCGGGTCAATAGTGACCGGAATCGCCGCCTTGATATTCGCCATTTCGTCCTTGAGTTTCTTCAAGGCCTCATGCGCTGGTTTGGTATTGATCCCTACACTTAGATTCGCGGTTGCCATTTGCTGCTACCTCATTGTTGCTTGCGGGCGATGTGCTTCAACTCCACCTGATCCAACTGCTGAACCAGGCGGAGGTACTTCATCTTCGTGTATGGGTCTTCAATGCCGGCGATGCCAAGGTAGGACTCCACCTCGCTTACCTGTATGGGCTGCGGACCTACCTCGCTCCATAAGCGACAAGGACCCAGGTAACGAAAAGCATCCAGATATTTGATGCAGTCGTCCCTGAGTCCTGGTCTCCCAATGTCAGCGGGGTGAGGTACGCCAGTGTCTTCCTTTACCAGCTTGAAAAACTTTTCACTTGCACCCCACTCCAATTGCCAAGCAAGGTAGGCCGTCAGGCTTTTCCCTGCTCTTCGGTCTCCTTGAACTTGAAGGCGGAGACATCGTCAGCGAACTGCGCCACAGTCTTGCGGAAGTCCTTCACCGCCAGCAGCTTCTTGGCGTTGGCGACGTTGTACTCCAGCACTTCCCCCTTGAAACTGACGTCTTCCCAACCAAGGAGGATGGTCTCGGCGATCACGCCGATCATGATTTCCTCGGACAACTTGTCAGCCGCGTCGTCGTTCAGGTCCAGCGCCTTCTTGTTGCGTTCGACTTCCTTGGTCAGCAGCTTGGCGTACTTGCGGTTGCCGGAGCGGGCTACCAGAAGGCGGGCGCCGCCGCCAATCGGAAACCACGTACCGTTTTCCTCAAGGGTTTCGTCGGTGGCGAACTGGGCAAAAATATCAAGAGCCATCTAGGGTACTTCCTTTCTTGGGTCAATGACAATTGGAGGGCCGAAGCCCTCCGGTAAAACTTAGGTAGCGGCGCCGACGCGGAAGATCGAGAACGTCTTCTGATACGTCGCCGAGGTTGCGGTGTTATCCATCAGGGCGTCGAAGTCCAGCGACAGCATGTTGTCCTGATCGAGACCGCCAGCATTGACCTTTGCCGCCGTGTACTTCATGCGCGGGAAGACGAAGACGTAGCCGTTGCCCGCGTTGTCCTGCACCGGGATCGCCAGGGAACTCTCAGTGTTGTTCAGGAACTTGTTGTACATGGTCTGGTCGGCGAAATAGACTTCCAGCTTGCCGGAAGCCTTGATCGTGCCAGCAGCGACGCCTGCGTTACCGAGGACGCCGACAGCATCCTGACCGCGCAGCGAGTTGTCAATGGTGATGTCCGCCGACTTGATGTAGGTCGTCGCGGTGATCGAGGAACCGCCTTCGAGAATGTCGAAGACGCCACGAACGGCGTTGGCCGGGCTGTAGCCCTTGGAGGCAACCACAGTACCCATGCCGGTCACCTGAGCGAGGGTCATGCCCTTGCCCATGAAATCTACGGTGCCGGTGATGATGCTGCCGACGCCGATCTTCAGGTCCAGCTTCGAGGCAATCATGCCGGTGTATTGACGGTACTGGCCGACGTCGAGGTGGCCGGCTTCGATGGAGTAGGACTTCATCGTGTTGCCGTTGACCAGACGCGAGGACGAGATCATCGCTCCGGACAGCGAGGCACCAGCAATCGTGGTGTTGATCGGGGTGGCGGCGTCAAGCGTGATAACCGTGGAGGTCGGGGCAGTCGTGCCATCGACGCGGAAGGCGCGGCCGTAGAAGTAGGCTTTGACCGTGGCGGAAGCGCCGGCAGCCGGAATGATCGAGAACCACTGGCCCTTCTGGAGCGTAGTGAAAGCGTCGTTGCCGGTCGGAGCGGCGCCGGCAGTGATGGTGCCGGTGGCGAGGGTCAGCGTAGCGATGGCAGCAGACACGCCGGAAGTACCGTACTCGGTGTAGGTCGATTGGGCGATGCCTTCGAGAATCCAGTCGAACTCGCGGTACGACATCTCGAAGTTGAAGCCGCCCTGCGACGAAGCGCTGACGGTGATGGTGTCGGTTACCTGGCGGTCGGAGCGAAGTTCCTTCGACTGCTCGGTGCCTTGGGTGTAGTCAAGGGTTTCGCCAGTGATGCGGACGAGGTTACCGTTACCGGCCTGTAGGACCCCCCATTGGACCGGGTACGAGCCTTCAAGCTTGTACGCTACCTGTGTGCGGTTCGATGCGGAAAGAGTAGGCATGGCTGTGCTTCCTTACGTGGGAATGTGTCAGAGTTTTCGTCTATATCTCACGAATGAGAATCGGTGTCAAGTGCTATGAAAGCACCTTGTTTTTAGTTGAAACTCGAAGCGATTGGGTCGGTGTCAAGTGCTACGGAAACGCCTTGTTTACGCCTCATCCGCATAGAACCTGTACTTGCTTCCCTCGAGGTGCCAGCCCTTGTTCGGCGACCCCTCATCAGGTTCTGGCGCCTCGATCTGGACGGTCGCCAAGGTCTTGTAGCCAAGCCTGTCGTCGACCCAGTCGAGCATCTTTTTGCTGGCAATCGTGCCCTTGCCTTCCTTGGTCCAGACCGTCACGTAGATGTAGCCGCCGTGCCGGGTCTTGGGGCTGCCAAGGTTGATCTGCTGCCCCGAGTAGAAGCGGACCTCGAACTCGATAAATGTGTCGGGCAGGTTGTTCCAGTCAAATGGCTGGTTCTCGTAGACGACGGGCACGGTCGGGTACTGCGCCCGATACGCCGCGTCGAACCACGTCACGATCTCTTTCTGGATGGCTTCTTTCATTAAGCGCTCCACGCATGGATCAGGGGCTTTAAGAATTCCCACAGCTTAGGCAGCCCGATAAAAACCACCCCGCCTAGAGCAAACCCAAGCACGATCATAATGGCGGTGAAAGTCCAAAAATCACTCTCACTAATAAACCCGCTTTGATTTTTCATTAGTAAATCCTCATGGCTTTGAGTTCGGCTGCGTGTTTGGCATTGACGTCGTTGGCGAACCAAGTGGCGGCGCGGTCGAGGGCTCTGGTCAGTGGTTTGCCTGGTTGGTTGACGGCCCGCAACTTGATCTGCCCATCCTCGATCAGGCCGGCATAAGCGCCTTCGCCGTGGTCGACGCCGTTGGAAATGTAGACGGTATCGCCAAGCCTGAAGCCTGAGTCCCTGCCCGTGTTGTGGCTGACCGCAGACGCCAGAGCGGGATAGTCACCCTTGCGGTAAATCGGGGCGTAGCCTTGATCCTCCGCCACGTAATCAAACTCGGGGTTGCTCCAGAACTCAGGGCTGCCGATCTTGTACGTCCAGCTTGATGCGTAGCGGCCAAAGTATTGCGGGCTGTACTGTAGGGTGTGGAGAAAAATCTCGACGGTCATGCCTCTGATCACATTGGCACACTCAGCCTCCAACTCGGCGAAGGCTTCATCCAACCCCTCCCAGTTAGCCATGCCGCGCCACCTTGCACACCCAGACCCCCGTCTCGCTCATGATCGAGTCAATCTGGAAGTCGCCATCCGACATGGTCAGGGTGGCCCCGATGACAGGCGTCGCTACCGACTTGGCAATGACAACCTGCATGTCTTCGGGCTTGAAGTTGTGAGCGGCGGCGTCGCGGTACTCGAACAAGGACTGCCAGCGCAGTCTCAAGGTGCGTACCGAGGTGTTCGTCGTCGCCATCGTCTCGTTGATCGGGTCCCACGTACCCTGCTTCAGCGTCGCTGTCTCAATCGCAGGTTCGGGCACTTCGTCACAGGTAAGGACAAGGGTGCCGGCAGGGCCTTTCGTGGTCTTGCGGACGATGTGGTAAGCGCCGTCGAACAGGATGATATTGGTGGGCGCTACAGCCTCGGACGTCGCCATGTGGATGTGATTGACGCCGATCATGTCGGACGATTCGTCAATCTCCTTGCTGTCCTTGACCCAGGCCTTTGCCGCCCATGCCTGCACGCCTGCCGTGTTCTGGCAAAGTTGCTGCAAGGTGTACCAAGTCGAGAGGCTGGATGCCTCGTGGGCGATGTACTTGCGGCGGATGACGCTGCCGAAAGCGGAGTCGGCAAAGCCGTGGCCGAGGATGTAGCGGACGCCGTGTGCCTCGATAACCTTGCGGGCGGGCGGGCTGAGTTCAGGCGCGAGTTCGATGATGCGGCGCTCGGAGCTTTCGCTGTCGCGGCGGCTGTCGTCGAACAAGGCGAGTTGCCCGTTGTACAGGAAAGCGCCCGTATAGCCGTCGTTACACGGCATACGGTTAAAGTGCTGTGCCGCCAAGTGGAGGCGCATGGTTAGGTTTCCGCGTCGTCGGCCAAGCAGTGCCGGAACATTTCTCTGGCTTGCTCCGCAGTAAACAGGTTCGTGCCTACAGGCCACCAGTGCGTGCCGTACCCTTCAGGTTTCGTAGGACGGAAAGAAATCCCTGCGTCTGGGCCGAAGTCCTTTGGCAACATCCAACAAAGAAAACGATTAACAGCCCTGTCAATTTGATCGTCGCTCATAAAATCTCCGGGGAATGTCAGGTGCCAGTGACGGGGTCGCTGTCAGGGACAGAGACATTGAAATAGGGGCGGGGCGTGATGGACGGCGCACTCCCCGCATTGTTCGCGGCATATGCCGCTTCGAGCCTGGCTTTGTACTTGCCGTAGAGTTGTTCAACCCGTTTGATGACTTCCTTGTACGGGCTGTCGGCGTAGCGTGAGAACGCGGCCTTCCCGTCAGTGACGTCCTTGGGGCTGAACAGGGGCAGAGAGGTGGTGGCCTGGTAGGCTACCGCATAAGTCGCAAACAGGCGGGTAGCCTGCAGAAACCGATCTTGTACAGCCGTCCTGCTCGACAACGCCGCAACCGTGGCATAGTCGGTTTCGATGGACGTATCGATGTCCTCGAACTCCGACGTCAAGTTCAACTCGTACAACGAGAGCGAGAGCGTGGCGTCCTCTATTTCGTCCGAAGACACGCCAAGGGCGGCACGAATGTCGTCGTAGGTCGTATAGGTCAAAAGGGCCACGGTGGCTGGTGTCCTTTACTTATTCAACTACGACGATCTTGCCGGCGTCGATCTGGGCTTTGAGCCAAGAGTCGATCTCGGCAACCTCAGTGTCGCCGTTGATCTCTTGGGCGGTGTGCATGTGGACCATGCGACCATAGACGGGGCGGACTGTGATCTTCTTGGGCTGGCGTGGGGTTCGGGTCTTGGGCTCCTTGGCCTCGACAGTTTCTTGAGGCTTGGAGACTTCGGTGTCTTTTACGTCGTCAGACATGGGTTCGCCTTTTGATGGGGAGTTTCACCGGATTATGCGTTGGAATTGACAGATTTGCAAGATGGGATGTATGGTGTTACCTATAAGCTACTACTTAGGGGTACAGATGAATACTTCCCCCTCTTCGGTACGAGACCGTCTAGCTGTGACTGAAGCCTCTTACGAGACAGTGTGTGGCATCTATTACATACAAAATACGGTTAATACTTTGTGTTACGTAGGGTCCAGCATAGACATTAAAAATAGGGTTCGCGCTCACTTCGGAGAACTCCTTAAGGGAACCCACCATAGTTCAAAACTCCAAAACGCATTTAATAAATATGGGGTTGACTCTTTCGCTTGGGGGGTATGTGAAGAAGTTACTCAAGATAACCAGCTTCTGATGGACAGAGAGCAAGCTTGGATCGACGTAATGGGGCACTACAACATCTGCAAGATTGCTGGCAGTCCTCGTGGTGTATCCCTGGAAATAAGCAACGAGGAAAGAAAGCGTAGGTCTGACCAAGGTAAAAAGCTCGCGGCGTCTGTGACCCCTGAACAGAGAGCTTATGCCCTTGGAAAAGCCTTAGAAGCTAAACGAGGGGTTCCCCTTACGGACGCTCATAAGGCTAAGCTGAGTGCAGCAACTAAAGGTAGAAAGCTGGAAGGGGGGCACAGAGAAAAAGTTATCAATGCGATGAAGTCCCGCATTCACACTCCAGAGTCCCGTGCGAAACTATCAGCCAGCCTGAAAGCAGCGGCAGCCAGTAGAACAGAAGAAGAAAAAGCTAGATGGATTAAGAATCTTTCTGCTAGTTGCATGGGCAGGCCAAGTGCCATGAAGGGGGTAAAAATGTCAGAAGAGTCTCGTAAGAAAATGAGCGACTTCCAAAAGGGTAAAGTCATATCGGAAGCACATAAAGAAAAACTGAGGCAAGCGATGTTAGCTAAAAGCCCAGAGTGGTACGCTGCCCGTGCAGAAAAAATTAAAGAGGGAAGGGCGAGAAATAAAGCCGCTAGGGCTGCCGGTTAATGTAAATAAAAAGCCCCGCCTATTTGGCGGGGCTTTATTAGCTTACGCTAATCATGAAAATGTCATACATTCGAAAGCGTCGTTGTACAGTCTGCGCGAGATAGTTCCGTAGTCAAAGCGCATGGCGGAGCTACGGCGCAGAACAAACTCTTCTTGGGCCTGGTAAGAGGCGTTGGTCGAGGTGACGCGCTGGATGGCGTAACGAGAGTCGATACCAAGGATCGTATTAGCCGGGAAGCCGCTATCAGAATCCATGACAAAGACATTAACCTCGTCGTTCCACGTCGGGTTGGCGACGCGCTCGTTCGTGTTGATGCGAACGGAGGTGCCGTTGTCGCCGACGATGACCGGGCGGCCAGAGCGGTTCTGGATGGCAAGGGCCGAATTGATGTCACACACAACCCAGTCGATGCGGCGCTTCTTGCCGTTGTTGTACAGCCACAGCATCCATGCCTTCTGGGTGATGCCCGAGGTAGCAGCAGCGTCCAGGGAAACAGCGGTCTTGACCTTGCTCAGGGAAGCCAGCGAAGCCATGCCCACGTCCGCGTCGCCATTCAGCATGGCAAGCAGGTTCTCGTTGGCACGAGCGTTGCGCTCAACAGCGATCTGACGGGCGATGGACAGGGAGATGAAGTCCAGGTTCAGGTACTTGGTAGCCTGCTCGGACCACTCGATGCCAAGGGAGAAGGTCGGGACACGGATCGACTTCTCAGAAGTCGTCAGCGTCAGCATGTTGGTCGGCTTGGACAGTTGCGCGATCGCTTGCGAACGACCAGCTTCCGGGCCAGCGTAGTTGGCTTCCGGCCACAGATACCACTCATCGGCGATGGTGGTGTCAAGGGCGATCATGCGGTCGTACTGGTCGGCGTTCATGTTCAGGTCGCCGACCAGCTTGTCCTCGACGAGGGCGCCGATGGCGGGCATGAGCAGGACGCGGGCCTGGTTGGACGGGTTGCGGACGATAACTCCAGCTTCCATTTCCGGACGGCCACTCAGCACGGACTCCAGCGACGGCGACTTGATGCCGTACTTCTTGTTGGAGCCAAGGACGATACCCTCGGACTCACAAAGCTGCGAGAAAGCGTCGCCGTAGGACTCGGCGTTGGTCTCGTAGGTGGTATTGACGTAGTCACGCACCGACATATTCGCGTCCTTAGCGGGGCGAACCACGGTATCGAGGCTGACGTTCACCTCTTGAATCTTGCCAGAGGCATCAAAAAACTTTGCCATTTCAGTATCTCCTGTTTAGGCGTTGACGCGCTCGATGGTGGCAGTCTGACCAACAGCGGTCGTGCCATCCAGCGACACAACGCGCCAAGCGAAATACATCCCGGTTTGGGTCGTGGCCTTGCAGACCTTCGGGTAAGCAGAGCCGAGGGAAGTACCCTTGGCGACGGCGGTGCCAGCGACGACGTAATCGCCAACGGCGATGGCGCCAGTGCCCGGAGTGGCTTGCAGACCGTCAAGGGTGACCTTGACGCGGCCTTCGTACTGGACCGAACCGATGGAGAAATCGTCGGCAGTCCAAGTCTCAACGGCGCGGATGAAGCCTTCGATCTGGTCGCCAGCGGCACACAAGTTGTACTGGGAGTCGCCTACCAGCTTGACCGGCTTCTTGAGTTCCAGGTCAGTTACGTAATTGGCGGAACCGGAGC